CTATGTACAATATGTCGAAGGTCGCGAAGAAAGATGGTTGTCTGGTTGGAGGCCGAACAATGAAATTAACAACTGAAAGATTGAGACAAATTATTAAAGAAGAGCTAGAGCAAATGGGAAATCCTGAGTACAACGGTGAGGCTTCTATGATGAAGTCACAGTTATACAAGATTTCTAACTATGCTAGAGAGCTACATAATATGATTGGCGACAACGATAACCTACCAGAGTGGATGCAATCTAAAATCGCTCAGATCGATCAGATGATCGGATCTGTAAAACACGCACTAGAATACGATCAAGTTTCCGGTGACTACGAAGAGAACCAATAAGGAATAATAAAATGGCAACTGTTTATGAAATTGTACAAGGACTATCCCAAGCCGCAGCAAATGCTTACGACGGCGCACTAGACGAAGACGGCAAGCCACTATTGGCTGGTCTTCGCCGTGAGGAAGGAAGCCCACTACTCGACAAGCGAGTTATGGATGGCTTCAATGTTCGCTTTATGGGGAATATGATGTGCCTATCATATCACTCGGAGGTACAACTCAAAGAAGTTTACGCCAACGGTTTCGAAGAAGATGTCGAGAGACAGATGAACGAGATCGTAAAATTCCTTAGAAAAGAATATTCTAAAATCACTGGTGACTCTGTTGCTCTAACCAAAGAAGGCGAGATTGATATTTTCGTCGAGAACTCCACCAGAGTTCGCTCTTGGTTTACCGCTAAACTAAACTACAAGGTTGGTGGTCTAGACGAGCAGATGGCTGTTGCAGTTGAATCTACCGATAGACTTGATAGTAACTGGAAGTCGTTCTTGGATCAAGGCGGCTGGAATGGTAAAGGCGGCAAACGCCCACAAAATGATACTCGTAAAAAATAAATGAATGACTTTCCAACTAAACCGAAAACAGCGTGTCCAAGAGATATTGAAGTGTGGCAAAGATCCGTCATACTTCCTTAAGACGTATGCCCGTATCTCTCACCCGCTACATGGTTTAGTTCCATTCAAGACTTACGATTTTCAGGATGACCTTCTCAAAGACTTCAACGACTATCGTTTCAATGTTATTCTAAAAGCCCGTCAGTTAGGTATTTCTACCATTACTGCCGGGTATGTTGTTTGGATGTTGCTTTTCCATCGAGACAAGAACGTCTTGGTTATGGCTACTAAATTTTCCACAGCAGGAAACTTGGTAAATAAAGTCAAGAAGATTATGAAGAATCTTCCAGACTGGCTAAGAATTGCTAATATCGAAATCGACAACAGAACTTCATTTGTATTATCAAATGGTTCGCAGATCAAAGCCTCTTCAACTTCCGGCGATGCTGGTCGTTCAGAGGCTCTTTCTCTTTTGGTTCTTGACGAGGCAGCACACATTGAGGGTCTTGAAGAACTATGGACTGGTTTGTATCCTACACTATCTACAGGTGGTCGCTGTATTGCCCTTTCCACACCCAACGGGGTAGGAAACTGGTTTCATAAAACTTGTACCGATGCGGAGGCAGGGGCAAATAATTTTCGCCTCACAAACCTCCCGTGGGACGTTCATCCTGATCGAGATAAAGAATGGTTTATAAAAGAAACCAAGAACATGTCGAAACGACAAATCGCACAGGAGTTGGAATGTAACTTCAATACTTCTGGTGAAACTGTTATCGACGGCGAAGATATTGAGTGGCTACTATCACAAGTCAAAGAGCCAAAGTATAGAACTGGCTTTGACCGCAACTTCTGGATATGGGAAGAATATGACCCTTCTTGTAACTATCTAATGGTTGCTGATGTCGCAAGAGGCGACGGAGAAGACTATTCTACATTTCATATCATCCAGTTGGAAACTCTATCCGTTATTGGAGAATATCACGGAAAACCAAACCCAGATCTATTCGCCACTATGATAAATCAGATTGGTCGAGAGTTTGGAAATGCAATGTTGGTTGTAGAAAATAATAATATTGGTTTTGCTGTATTGGATAAACTTATCGAAGCACAATATCCCAATCTTTATCACTCTATCAAATCAACACACGAGTATATTGAACAGCATGTAGCAGAAACCATCAACAACTCTGTTCCCGGCTTCTCTACCAGCATGAAGACCCGGCCTCTAATTATAGCCAAATTAGAGGAGTTTATAAGAAATAAACTAATTAAGGTATATTCGACTCGTACCATCAACGAAATGAGAACTTTCATTTGGAACAATGGTAAGCCACAGGCTATGAGAGGATATAACGATGATTTGGTTATGGCTCTCGCTATTGCCTGTTGGGTTCGGGATACAGCACTGCAAGCAAATGCCAGAGATCTAAATTATCAAAAAGCCTTCGCTGATGCCATCATTACCAGCAAGACAACTTTTAATACACAAATAAAAGGACAAGAAGGCTATAAAAGAAACGAACTTTTTGATAAAATGACGGAAGCACAAAATCTATATTCACAATATAGTTGGATTATAAAGTGAGAAAATAAATGCCAAGAAACAACGGGAGAAATCCCACAAACCCACAATCAGAACTTTTCAAAGCCCTAACAAGAATGTTTTCAGGGCCTATTATCAATTATCGTTCGCAGTCTGGTCGCCGTATCAGAAAGCAACATTTAGATAAGTATAGTTCTAGATTCAAGTCTGCTTCCGGTCAGCAGTTCAAGAAGTCGATCTACAACCCTCTTGATAATATCGCTACTGCCGCTATCGCCAACCAGCGAAGAGTAGAGAGATATGTAGATTTCGATCAGATGGAGTACATGCCTGAGATCGCATCATCGTTAGACATTTATGCTGACGAAATGACCACTTATTCCGACTTACGACCAATGCTAAATATTCGTTGTCCCAACGAAGAAATCAAAGCAGTTCTAACAATCCTTTTCGATCAGGTGCTAAATGTTCAGTACAATCTATTCGGTTGGAGTCGCACTATGTGTAAGTACGGGGATTTTTTCCTTTATCTTGATATTGATGATAAATTCGGAGTCAAGTCAGTAATCGCTCTTCCACCACAGGAACTCGAAAGACTCGAAGGTCAAGACGCGACAAACCCCAACTATATCCAATATCAGTGGAACTCTGCTGGTATGACCTTCGAGAACTGGCAGGTCGCTCACTTCCGTATTCTTGGTAACGATAAGCAGATTCCATACGGAACTTCTATCCTCGAACCTGCTCGTCGTATCTGGCGACAACTAACACTTATGGAAGATGCGATGATGGCTTATCGTGTCGTTCGTTCTTCCGAGAGAAGAGTATTTAAAATTGATGTTGGCGCTATTCCACCACAAGATGTCGAGCAGTACATGCAAAAGATTGTCGGCCAGTTAAAGCGACACTCTGTTGTAAATCCCGACACTGGCCGTGTAGATCTCCGATACAACCCAATGTCTATCGAAGAGGACTATTTTATTCCTGTTCGTGCTGGTTCCGTTACTGATATTCAGTCTCTTGCCGGAGCACAGAACATCACAGCCATCGACGATATCAAGTATCTTCGCGACAAGTTGTTCTCTGCTCTCAAAGTTCCCCAGTCTTACTTGACTATGGGTGAAGGTGCGACAGAAGATAAGACAACACTCGCAGCCAAAGACATTCGTTTCGCTCGCACTATTCAGAGACTACAGCGAGTTATCATCGCAGAACTAACAAAGATTGGTATTATCCACCTTTATACCCTTGGTTTCCGTGGCGACGACCTTTTGAGTTTCGACCTACACCTAAACAACCCAAGCAAAATCGCAGAACTACAGGAACTCGAACATTGGAAAACCAAATTTGATATTGCTGCTTCTGCTACAGAAGGCTACTTCTCTCGTCGCTGGATTGCCGAAAATATTTTCAGTATGTCTCATGATGAATTTATCCGTAACCAGAGAGAAATGTATTACGATAGAAACCACGATGCTAAACTCCAGCAGGTTGCCGAAGAAGCAGCCGCAGGAGGCGGAGGTCTTGGTGGCGGGGGCGACTTAGACTTAGGTGGTGATCTTGGCGGCGGAGACTTAGGTGGAGACTTGGATCTCGGCGGCCCCGAAGAGATGGCTGCTGCTGATGCTGGCGGCGAAGCCGCTGCTGCTCTTGGAGGCGGTGATGAAGGCGGAGGTGGGGGAGATGAGTCTGCTCTACTCGCAGTCCCTCCCGGCTCCCGTAACTCTTCTCGTCTAACCCCCGGAGCAAAGGGCAAAGTATATTATCCCAAGAAGGTCGATAGGCGAAATGCTGGTGCGAGAACCCGACATTTCGATAGTCTAAGAGCATCAGAAAAAAGTAGCAACACAACCAGAAATGTATTCCCCGGAGCCGAGATAA